ACATGTCTACTTGGACGGCGTCGACATAACCAAGAACGTGGTCTGGGGCGAGCTAAAAATTACTTTCGAGAAAAAGCAGTAGCGTTTGTTGGTTTTAGTTTATGCCTCATAGAAGTCTTGTTAGCAGTAGCCCTTTGCTGGCCAACCGTGAAGTCCCCGCAAACGTCAGTCTAAAGCAGATGCAGCAGGAGATTCCTTACAACTGGAAAGACGACGATGTCCTCTGGGGCTACATGAACCAGTTCAAAATCAGCGCTTCTGGTGCAGGCTTCATCTCGCCGCCTTACACAGCGTTTTGGGACCGCGTTTGGGGCGCAACACCCGTCGAGGACCTGCCCAAATACAAGGACCTCTACAACTTCACGCCTTACATCAAAGCCAGCATCGACGTAACAGTCAACCTAACCCTAAGCAACGGGTTCGAGCTGGAAGGCAGCACACCAGAAATCAGGCAATGGCTCACTGATTGGCTGGACGAGCATGATTTCCTGCAGACTGCACGAATCACCCTCACTGATGAGTTGGTGTTCGGGAATGGCGAGTTTGAGATTTGCCGAGACAAAGACCAAAACGGCAACGTCATTACGCCGCCTGAGGATTGGTGGCTCAAAAGCTTGGACCCAGTCCACATCCGCGTTCGCCGAGACCAGTACGGCAACATCTTCGGCTACATCCAGCTGCTGACGTTTCCCCCTGTGGCTTTCCCCGCTCAAGACATTGTCCACTATAAGTACGGCGCTAAGAGCTGGTGGTATGAATACAGCTACGGCACAAGCCTATTGCGTCCTCTGTTGTTGATTCAGGCTTACATCGACAGTTTCCAGCGGGACATGGCAACCATAATGGCCGTCTACACCAAACCCATGCTCGTAATCAAGGCAGGCACACCTGAACGCCCCTTCACCGACCCGCAGCGTGAAGCGCTCCAAGAAACCTTCGCCAAACGTGGACCGGCAACAGACGTGGTCGTGAGAGGCGACATTGACGTTAGTAGTATGCAGAGCATGACCCGCCAAATCAATGTTGACTGGTGGATAAAGTATCTGCATGACCAGCGGCAAGCCGTATTGGGTGTCCCAAAAATCTTCTTAGGCGAAAGCGAAGGCACCAACAGAGCCACAGCCGACATAGTCATGCAAGAATACGTCTCCCGTCTGCGGATGCTGCAGGAGAATTTTGGGGACACAACCGAAACCCGCCTCTTCAAAGAGTTGGTTGACGCCAAATTCGGCGAGGGCAAAGAGATTCCACACATAAAGTGGCGCCCCATTTGGGAGCCAAGCCTTGCAGAGAAAGCAAAACTGCTCACTGACCTGGCAGCCAGAAATATCATCGCTAGAAGTGAAGCCCGAGCCCAGCTTGGGTTCGCTGAGGCTTTGCCTGCTGACCTGAAAGATAATTCAGCCACAGCTTTACCAACACAGTCAGCAAATCAGTGATACCAATTATTGGCGAGTAGCCCTCTTCCATTTTGTCAGTAATGCGATTAAAGTAGCAGTTGTCAAGAGAACGGCAGGAGCTATCCACCACTGTAACTCGGCAACTGAAGGCGATGGAGATGGAGAAGTGCTTTCGGTAGTGCTCGGCTGCGGCTGGATAATGGTGCCATTGTAACCTGCGGGTACGTATTGCTCGGTTAATTCATAAAAGCCCTCGTTTGCTTGCGCTATTCCACCCACTGTGAATATGGTGTCGTTGACATTGGCAGCAGCCAAGTATTCTGTTACATAGTCATGCGTTGTTGGGAAAGCGGCACCACTTGTCCACTCGTCAATTGCAGGGTCGTAGATTTGCGTTGCATCTATTGGCCCATTCAGCCGACCGCCAATGACATAGATACGTTTGGGCGCATTCACCCCAGTCGTTGCCCCAGAGACAGCTTGGACCGTAAGTACTGGAAGAGACTTGCCTGTGCTCCAGCTGTTATTGTCGACATCGTATATTTGCAGAGCAGTGGTGAAAGGTGACTGCTCGCCAGCTTGCTTTTCTCCGCCTACGATGTATATTTTGTTGTCCAAAACAGCAGAGGCATAAGAAAAAACAGGGGTAGAAATTGGCGCTGCAATAGTCCAAGAGTTATTGGTGGGGTCATAAACCTCAGTGACGTCTGTAAGAGCTGGACCACTTGGCGCCAAATTATCTACTAACCCGCTTATCACGTAGATTTTTCCATTTACTGTGTTGGCTTGCATTGAAGTTCGAGGCGTAGGCATAGATGCCTTAGTTGTCCAAGTATCAGTGGCAGCATCATACATTTCATTTGTACCTGTTATCAGCGATTTACCGCTGCTTGAATCGTAGCCGGTAATGCCGCCAATAGCATAGACCTTATCCTGATATTGGGCTATCGTGAATCTTACACGGGAGGTTGGCATTGGCGTTTTCAAAGTCCAACTGTCAGTTTTAGGGTTATAGGCATAAGTAAGCGCTTTTTGATGGTCATCTACACCGAAAGCGTAGATTTGCCCGTTAATATCAGCCAAACCATAAACATTCATCGCCACTGGAATAGGCGCTCTTGCTACCCAATAGTCATCAGAAGCACTTGCAGGTTCGACAATAATTACGGCTGAGATAGCGAAAAGAAGGATGATTGTGACTATCGCTTTTCTCAAACTATTGTCCCCCCTAAAAATGGAATATGAAATTGTTAATAAAATTTAAGGAAATAAAAGGGAATGATCGGTTTCTCAGAAAATGAGCAGATAATAAAATTCACTGTGCTTGAAAGCAGCAGAGAGCTTGAAAGAAGCAAACTCAAACCCTTAACGGCGGGCGTGCAGGTGATGTTCTGCCGCTTCCGAAGCTGCCAACGATGGGAAATCCAAGCCTTCCTATTCGACAAAGCCGTCTTCAAAAGCCAGCAGGAAGCCAGGGCATTTCTAGATAAGCACTTCAAAACCGAGATTTCCAGCCTCCTTGATTACCAAGCGTTCAACGAGAAGCGCCGCCGATTGCTCAACGCATGGATGAAAACCAGCGAGCTAAAACAAAGCTAGGAGTGAGAGCATGACTTTTCAACTGAAGTATTATGTGCCTTTCAAAGCAGCCGAAGGCATAAACACGGACCTAGCGCTCAAAGAAGGTATTTTGCCAATTGAGGGCACGGCTATTGATACTTCGGTTAATGCTAACAAGTGGCAAGTGCCGCCTGAAGACTTAGACTTCTTCACTGCGTCACTCAAGGGAGCCCAGCTAAGAATTGATCACGCCGAGTCCGTTTTGAGCATCGTCGGTAAGGTTCCTGAGGCTATTCGCAGCGGCAACCAAGTCTTCTTCCAAGCGGAAGTTGGCGAACCTTCAATCATTCCTAAAATTCTGCGAGGCTACGTTAACCATGTTAGTGTTCAGGTGGACAGCGACGACACAGAATGCAGCGTCTGCGGCAAGCAGACCCGCATAGAAGGCATCTTAACGCATCTGTGCGCTGGCGCCTGGGAGATTGTCCACAAACCCCGCGTCCGCGAACTCAGCATAGTGGCCAGCCCAGCCTACAAGAACACAGCTTTTCACCCTGTGGGGTTCGCGGCGGCTATGGCTCTTTCACAGTTATCGAGAGGTAACAAAGATGTGGGTTCTAAGGGAGACCTGCAAGAACCTGAAAACAAACCAGAAAGCAAAGACGACAAGGTGAAGCAAATGTCTCAAGCACAAACCCCTGAGGCAAATGCTTCGACCGTTCAAGCGCTAACACAGCCATCGAGCTTAACTGCTGGAAAGAAAACAGGCGACTTGACCTATCAGGAGTTAATGGATCAGATGCAGAGCCTCAACAAACAAATTGAGACGGCTTCTGACGCCGAAATCGAAGCCATCAAGTCCAAGATTGCAGAGATTGACGCTGAAGTCGGCAAACGTGCCACCAAAAAGGCGTTAACTCAAAAACTAAACGAGATGTCCCGTAAACTCAGCGAATCCGCAGAAGACACAGCGGAAGACGCATGCAACAAGCCAGCTGCATCTAAGCAGGCTCCGAAAGGCAACGGCATAATCGCAACGCAGGAGCCAGTTCAAGGCGCTAATCTTGGCTGGTTCCAAGACCTGCTCAAAGCCAACAGCAAACTCAAAGGCATGCAATAGGTGACCCACATGAGTTTAGAAGGAACAACCGCCCTCATCAGCGACCGCTACCTCATCACAGCTGAAGTCGATTCTGGAGCAACAGTCACTGCAGGGAACGTTGTCTACATCAGCGCCGCAGGCTACATCCCCAAAGTCAAAGCAACCGACGGCGTCCGAAAAGATGTCATAGGCGTAGCTTTAACAAGTGGAACTGCTGGCAAAAAGATAACTGTTGTCTGCAGGGGCTTAGTCCGAGTTACTGTTTCTGGCGCTGTCTCCGCAGGCCAACGAATCACAAGTTGGGCAAACGGCGCAGTGGCTGGAATTGCCGCCATGACTGCCCCGGCATCTTACGTTCAAGCTACCGTACAGACTGAACTCGACAAGACTGAGCAGTGGATCGGCAGGGCATTAACTTCTGGCACTGACACCGTCATCTACGCTTTGCTCAGTTGCCTTCCCTAGGTGATTTTGTATGTCTATGATTAGAGACGCTTTCACATGGGTGGACACTGGAGCTATTGCGTATCCGCAGCTGCACGCCAAAATCTTGGAGCTCACAATGCCCGCCTTGGTAGTCAAGAACCTATTCCCAGAGTTCCCACTGGTTCAGGGCAAAACCGCCAGCTTTGTGAAGCAGAAGGGCAGCCGCAGCGCCGCGATTGGCGAGGTTGCGGAGGGCGCAGAGATGCCCCTTGACTTCACACCCTACGACTACGCCACAGTAACACCCTACAAGAAGGCACTAAGAGAACGCATCACCCGCGAAAACATTGAAGACCTCTACATCCCCGTCATCGAAGACCAACTCCGCAGACTAGCCAGACGCATGGCCTACACAATCGACAGCGACTGTTTAACCGTCATCGCTAACAGTGCAGGCTTTAGCATATCAGCCACAGGAAAAACCATGGGCGCCACAGGCACCGAAATAACCATCGCAAACACGGTAGGTAGCAAAGACGTCTTGGCAGCGGAAGCTAAAATCAAGAGCGCCAACTTCATCCCCGACGGCCTACTTATGAACCCCATCAACACTAGGGACCTCAAGTACCTGCCAACCTTCACGCTCTACAGTCAATACGGCGACCCAGTGGTCCAGAACGGAGCAATTGGCAAAGTCTACGGATATGACATCTACGAATCCAACGTGGTTCCAGCAGGCACAGCCTACATGGTTTCAACTGGCAAGAACCTAAGCGCCAGCTACTCCCCCATGGGCTACTTCGTAATCAAACGCCCATTGGCAAGCGACACAGAACTCAAAAAAGAATTCGACTCCGTAGACGTCCTGCTGAGCACCAGGTATGCGCCAGTTGTCTTGAACGGCGAATGCATCTGCGCAATCACGGGCCTAGCAACAAGCTAAACTACCAATCGAATCCTGTTTTAGTTCCCCATTTTTTGATACCTTTTATGTTTGGGGCGTTTGAAAAATAGGACTACTGTTGCAATGAGTAGTGCTAAGAATAACCATCCGAAAAATCCTGTTAGTGCGCCATACAACCAAACATTCGAGTTACTGTAATGCTCAACTTGGAAAAGGACGCCGTACCACCAGATGTCTGAATCTCCGGGTTTGAAAAAGAATAGAACTATCAGTATAGCGAAAACTGCCAACGTAAGTATAGACACAAAACGAAATAACCTACTTGCTGACATAGAATCCCTTCTATTTTTGACGAAATATAAGCGTTCTTTAAATTAAGGTGCTAAATAATGGCGACAGTTTACGTTACCATAGTAGATGTTCAAGGGCACCTAAATGCATCAGGTGCTGATTCGAGTGGTAACTATACCGTTTTTGGTTTAGCGGTCTCCCAAACATCCCTCCAAACACATGTAGACTACGCCAACCTCTACGTTAACTCGATAGTGGGTCAGAGCATCACTGAGGCGGATAGTCGCTTTAACGGGGCAAAAATGGTTGCCCTCAATCTTGCTTGCCTTCGAGTCTTAGTGGCTGCCAGTGGCGGCTTACTCATGGGAGCTTTCGATTACCGCTTAGGCGACCTATTCATCACTAAATCTTCGTCGGGTAGGTTAGCTTTTGAGACAGCGGTTCAAGCCCTCCGAAGTGACCTTCTTAGGGCTATGATGAACTTTACGTCGCCAGCTAAGGGATTTGATTCCACAAGATGTGTTCCTCATTATAGAGGGCCATCACTTGAGCCTTAGAATCATTTGTTCCAGAGTTCCAACTGTTCCAGACTTGCACAGTGTCAAGGGGTTTAAAGCCAAAACGTAAGTCTTAGAAAATAGCTCCGGTTTCTAAAAGAAGCTCGATTTTAAGAGGCGAAAAAGCGGAAAAACTTCGCTTACGCTCTGAAACTTTGGAACCTCTGGAACTCTGGAACAAACCACTTATCACTAACAAAAGGTGTAACCGTTTGAGAAAACGAAAACTTAGGCTTCTGTTCCTTCCCATCGCCGTGCCGTTGTTCTTGGTTGGCTGGCTACTGTACTTCTTCGGTCGAAAGTCTAAGTCTCAATCTTCCTTAAAAGTTAAAGTAAAAAGGAGTTGACAAACTTGGGAATTGTACCGCAAGCATACTACGATTTCATTCTGCAGTTTGCACCATACCTCTATGTTATTCCCCCTGATGTCCCCGACCCAGCGTATGGAAAAGGCGTTATGTCGGCTGCTTTCGCCATAAACTTTCTATCCCAAGCCTACGCCTCAAGCCAGTTTGCCAGCAAGCAAACGGAAATCCGAAGCAAAATCGTGGAACTAGCCGATTGGACCTTAACCCAGCAGTGCCTCGACCCGGAACGCAAAGCGTATGGCGGCTTCAAAAGCGGCGAAAACAGCACATACTACTACAGCGTTGATGCTGGCAGATGCATTCCTGCACTCCTAGAAGCCTACCAAATCACGGGTAACACAGCGTATTTGGATGCAGCTAAGCTTGCGGGCGGAACCTTCCTCAAGACG